CCGGAATTAGCTTAATCTTTTAACAATTTTATACGACTCGAAGTTTCTCAAACCTCTTGTATTATCACCGTATTGATTATTTAAGATCCCCTCAGCTCCGTTGGCACTTTCTAACATATGCACGTAATTAGAAAGGCCCTGACTTGTAAAGTCCAGAGAGTATTTGTCATACTTATGTATGATCTTTACGAAATTCTCGAAAAGAGGATGGTACTTACAATTTTCCAAAATGCATAAAGCTCTGATACTATAGTAATCTCTACCAGTAATATCATGATCCTCGAATTTCGACCATCTTTCCTGGAAACATAACCTATTTAAAGCACGGTAAATAGGATAGATTCCACCAATAATACCAGCGCTTATATAATCAATATGATGTAAACACTGAAGATAGATGGCGTATTTGTCTGATGTATAAGATTTCGTCTTATTTACTTTTAATCCGTAAGATTCAAATTGTTTAATCAATTTGTCTTCACAATCTTTCGGTACTAAGTACACTCCATCATCACCTTGTACTTGCATGAAATTTTCATCAATAAAAGGCAACTGCTTAGCCGGGATTAATTGTACTAACGACCCCACTTCATTAGTAAATGGTGATCCTGAAGGTATACCATGCGGACCTTCTTTGATGCCATCTGGCGTTAATATTCCAATAGTGAGAAACCGCTTCTGTAATTCAGAAATTTCATCTTGGTATTTGTATTGGAATTTACTCTTAATGTCTTGAAACGCTAAACTTTGTAACGTTCCTTTTGCATTATCATCAAAATGGATAAAATCTATAGACACGATCGTTCTTGAAGATTTCTGACATGCGAGAACAATGTCTCGAACCTTCCTGCTTACCTCTTCGGGTCCAATCAAAGCAGCTCGATATGGCAAGTTCTTTTGATAACTAAGAAGTGGAGAGTAAAATCTCATTTCACGTAGTACATCGGCAATAGGATAACCCCATACTGTTCGTGTTTTCCAATTCTCTTGCGTTCGTGTAAACAGTAAACACGGATAATCTTCTTCAAGATATTCATCAATATTCTCTAGAACTCTTTTCTTAACGATTCCTTTACGAGTGTAATCTGGTAATCCAGAATTAGTATCATTTTTAAGAAGTTTCAAAGCCGTTGGATAATCAATAGGTCGAAGACTTCTGTTTCCAGAAGGAGGGACATTGTTATCTAGCCTATCGAGTAATGAATCGTATTCGAATGATTCATCTAATTGTCTTTTCCTCTCTGACCATGGTAAAGCACGTGAACGTGGGCCGAACTTGTCCTTGTTACTAATTTCCAGGTCGAAGAGTACTTCATTAACTGTGGCTGAGTTTTCTTTAAACATCTTATCGACTTCAGAAAGAATAGTCTCTGCTCTACCTTCTTCACCTAATGGTGTATACAAGATATTACTACTACCTAACTCAATACCGTTAAGTTGCAAGGCTAGCCTTCTTTTAACATCCTGATCTACATCAAGTGTATTTAAGAACGGGTAGGCTTTAGGACTTAAAGTCATTTCATACTCCATTTCTGTTTTATCTACGTCGTCGAACATTTCCTCCTCTTACTGGATTGAAATCTTTCTGTACATTGGTTGCTTTAATAGACGTTGATGATAATAACCAATCAATCGCATTTACTACAGTAGTTGACTGCATTAAAGGACTAACATTAATAATCATATCAGAACCAAATCTATGAGATACTGATTCTATAGTTCCATTACTAGTATAAGTTTCCATTCTTCCTAATTCTAGGAAAGGATAGCTTCTAGAAGGATACCAACCTAACACACCACTTACAATATAATAGCTGAATCGGCTATGATTTGAAGAGGCATAAACATTAACTGTACCATTACAGAATTTAGAATTAGTAGTGTTGTAAGCGTCAGTAAACGCAGTAGCAATACCGTCTAAATTATTAGTCCAACTTAAATAAGTGAACGTTTGAGTATTGGTTGTCACATTCGGAGAATATGTCTTACCAGTAATGCCATTTGCCGAAGGTAAGTTATTGAATATAGTTATAAAGTCTCTATTATATACAGGAGAAACGGGAGGATCATAAAGTTTATCAACGGTACCAGGTATCCAGTCTTTTGCTACTCTAGCTAATGTATTCCACACATCAATGCTCGTAGCGTTAGATAACACACCTATAACATAATCTAAATTTGCATTAGAAGTAAGTTTAGTTTGTGAGTTTCTTGCGAAAGGAACGACTTTTATAATCGGTGAATTCGGTGTTTCACCAGAGAAGAAGTTAGATTGAGTAAATCTACAGAATTCCAACATATTTGGAGGAATCGGTGTTCTTGCTAATAAACGAGCGACTTCTGCTAGTTTAAAATTTGTGTCGAAATCCCATTCTGATCTGATACTGTACATAGCATCATTTTGATTAGGACCGAAACCACAATATACATCAATTGATCTATAATGAAAATACACTTGTAGTGCATACATTAAATTATTCATTGCAGTGATGATATTTGCGGCACTGAATTTGGTGTTGATATCAACAGCCCAGTTCACTTGTTCTTGAACTCTAGTCTGATAATCTCGAGTGTTAACGTTTAAGAACCATGCGTATACAATTTGTGCTGCATCAGTAGGAAGAGAAAAGAAAGCAGTCGATATATGTAGCGGTGAGCAAACATTCTCTTCTGTTTTAGTATAATTCTTCTCTAACAGCGTTAAAGGTATACCTGTGTTTAACTTAGTCTCAGCAGGATTCGGAGCACTTGATAAATAACCATAACCATTACTTGGTTTCTCAGGCTTAAGTACACTTTGTATACCTGAAGCAATTCCACCAGCAATTGAACCAACTACTTCTGGGTTGTTAATCACGTAGCCTGCAATTTTACCTGCGGCTTTACCTGCATTTGCCATTCTTGGTTTCCTATTTGTATTTGTTTCTAAATTAGTAGTAAACTTAGGTTTATTACCTAAACTTGATTTTCCACTAATTGTTCTTAAATTTCCTACGCTTCCTGGTTTAACAGGAGGTTTACCTCTACCCGGAGTAGGAGGTACAACGAAGGCTGAATCGTCATTATCCATATGAAGTTTATGATAATTTAATTTGTCTATCCTCTTTTCGAGGTAAAATTCCAGAGACTAGTGTCCGTTGGAGGGACAGATCTTTGAAAATAAATTTTAATTTTAATTTTATTTAAAATAAATAAATT